CATGGAGTCTGCATCCGCGTACCGAGGCACAATCAGTCCGTCGGGAGATGCGCCTAGAAACGTGTGAACTGGATGCTGACAGCAGCCCACATCAATAATATCGCAACCAGTCGTGTCTTCGTAGATCTTCTTTGCCACAGGCTCAAAGCGAGTTCCCCAGATCAACGCAGGAATTGAGTTGAACGCATTGTTGTCGCTTCGCACAGGGGGTTCCAGCTTCTTCTCTAGAAGCTCAAGGCGAGACGCGGCTGTCTGCCAGACCTTTGACACCTCGGATGCCGTAATCATAGTGCCCCTCTGTGCATGCCAAGCATCGGTGCGCTGATCTTGCTTTCCATACAGACGCACGGTTCGCTCAAATGCTCGGTCACGCATCCACATCCGTCCCGCTGGCCCTGTCAGTATTCTTTGTGTCACTTGCATCACCTCCCTCCGTAGAGTGCGATACGAAAGCTCCGGAGACAGGGATTTGCACAGAGTGACAAAATGGCGTAGACGGGCGTTGAGGTGGGTATACGGCCGATTCTCCAGTAGATAGGACGTTAATGCCTCCTCCATTAGGGTTCTCTATCTTGCTCCCCGAAAGTTCATTTTGACGTTCTCGGAGACGTGTCTCAAAGTCTCCGGCGCCCATGACGCCCAACTCGGACGTGCGACTAAACATCTCCTCGTACATCTTCTTAAATTCAATGTCCATCTCATCCAGCTTGCCAAGAGGAACGCCCTTGTCTTCCATCATCGGCATCACATCCTTTTCGTCAAACACGGGGTCGGGCATCGGAGGCTGAGCGGCAATCATCTCCTGCGCCGATGCATACTCCTTGTATTCCTGCGTCTCTCCGGGCAGAATGAACTTACCTTCAAGTGCGACTCCAATAGACGCAGTAACATTGATCTTTTCTTCACGAGGCTCACGAGGCTCAAGAAACTTGGCAACCTCCGCCTCGGACCCGATAATGGTTGTCGGAGCATTCACCGCAGCCATTTGTCTTTATCTTACCAACCCACTTTAAGCGACAATACCGCAGTAAGATTACAAATGGAGACTATTCAGAATCGTGATCACTGGGTTCTTCATCGTCTAGAGAAGTTCTATTCCGACGAAGAGAAGTTCAAGAAGGTTCAAACAATCCTCTCCGGCGAATCTAAGGTCAGCCTCCGTCTGCTGGACTGGCTTGTGACCAATTATGCGAAGAAGCACAATGTTGCGTATCTGGTTGGATCCAGACACGTCATTGTCTACCTCGCCTACAAGTCTCACCTGAAGGCGTACAGCAAAAAGATGTTTGACCCGTTCTGCCGTTGGAAGCGCATTCAGTTCATGGGGCTAGACACCACCGTTGGACAGCTCAACTTCTTTGAGTGGGCAATTCAGGACGAGGTTCTCAAGTATTTGGAGGACAATTACGATGCGATTCATGCAGATATGGATCAGTGCTCCACCACCATTCAGCCCAAGACAGCGGCAGATGGAACCCGTCGCAAGAGACATGAGCTTAGTCGGTCGGCAACAAAGGCCGTGCGTCACCACGATGTGAAGGTTGTTGTTACCTTTGAGTAATGCAGTCGGTCTTGGATCCAACTGTCCTCTACACAGACCTCTCGCGTGATGTCGTAGAGCATGATGTAGACGTTGTCTCTGATTTGTGGACTATGGACGACCGTGATGTCTATCGGGGATCCCGTGATACATCCTATTCACACGCCAATGTTTATTGGCTGTATACAGAAGATCTAGAGCGCACAGGGTTAGTAGAGCATTCCCTGTCCGATCATGCTGATTTTCGTATTTTGTGGTTCAATGAAAACCCATTCGCCATGCTGTTACAGGAGGAATGGACGACTGAGGACAGTCTATGGTCTATGTTGCCCCGTACAACGGTTGAAACGTTTCTTGCAAACGACTGGACAACACCAGCCCGGATTTTGAATGCGTGTTTATACGGACCCACTCGCATTCTTAGTGTTCGGGATGTGCTGAATCCTCCTGCCATGTACAGCTGTTCGGTGTGTGGGAAAAAATCACTGGATACGTTCCAGTGTGGAGACGTGCGCTCTCAGGTAGACTTCCCATCCAAAACAAAAATAGTATTTATTGATGACGAACTCTATGTTTGTCGGCCACCGTCTGGCTCACGCGTATGGGATCTTCTCGGGTTTAGATCGCCGAAGGCTGAGCAACCCGACGACGGGCCTGCTTTGCCGGTGCCGGAGTCTGAACCACAGGTGGAGCCTGAGCAGGTGGAGGCTCGTGATCCTCCTCCTCCTGATCCTGATCCTCCTCATTCGTCGCCGTCGGAATCTCCGCTGCCGCCACCGGCACCTCAGTAGACTCCTCCTCGGCATCGAACATCTGCGCAGCCGTCACGCGCTGCTGAGCGGACACCTGAGCATACGAGATACGCCACGTGACACCGAATCCCTGTCCGGATACATAGATGCTCGGACTGACAATGAACCGAGCCTCCATGCGCTTCGGAAACACCTCAGAGAGGTTCTCCGGCGTGAGCTTGATCGGGCGGTTCGCCATGTCCACCGCATCCATGCTCACCGTAAGAACGCCCTTGTCATTCGGATAGACAGGCACCTTCATCCGGAAGCTAGGCGGATACTTACCATTCGGCACCCACTCGGCACCCTGCTTCTCCACACTCGGACTGACCAGCGACTTCATGCTGTCACGGAGGACATCCTCCTTGCGAGCACGACCGAACCACAGCGTGGACTTCTCCACGCTCGTCTTGATGATCTTCTCCTCAAGATCCTTGAGGAAATTGTACATCTGACCAATCTCACCTGCATCGGCATTCGCACGCTCCTTGGCATACGAATCGCAGCCACGCAGACTTGCGAGCATCGTATAGTTGATGCCATTCTCAGTCTCCTTGATGGACACGCCCATAGGGTACTGGAGCTTGGGAATCCTCATCTGGAAATTCTGCCCATTGTACTTGATCGGGATACTCTTGGACCCGTTGTTCTTGCTGATGCGGATGTCGCCGAAGGTGACCTTGCTGATGTCGAGGTTGGAAGCGTTGATGGTGGCGTTGACGGACATTTTGTTCTGGGTGTGTGGTTATATCAGTCTGCTAATCTGTAGATCCATTTTGTCCGCACATTTCCACTTTCAAGAACTATTCCTACAAAGACAATGGTCAGATGTGCGGCAACGAAGCGAAGAGGCGCAAGCATACAATGTTCGGCAAATGCAATGAACGGTCACTCATTGTGTGGCACACATGCTCGGGCTAAACAAGTAGAGATATGGAAGGAGGCCGATACATCCATCGTGATCTGTCAGTCACTGGCCCGGCGATGGCTTGTTCTTCGCATTCTGCGTCTTGCGGGTCCCGGAGTTCTGTCTCGGAAACACGTCACTAACGGTGAGGAACTTGTTTCGTATACGGATGCATCTCGGCAGCATCCGTTCCAGTACTTTGCGTTTGAGGAGAATGGCAAGGTGTGGTGGTTTGATTTTGCGTCTATTTGGGTTTGGTCACTCAAGTCGCTTGAACCTGTCAATCCGTATACTCGATGTCCATTGTCCACTGAGGTTCGCAAGCGCCTCCGAGAAATGTGGATACTGCGAGTACGTCACAAATTAAGTGTGCCTGCAGATCCGGTGAATGGAGATGATCGCATACGCCAACGCTGGTCTCTGCTCTGTCAGGTCTTTGCGGACAATGGATTCACAGATGTGTCTATTGAGCAATTTACGTCTCTGGGAAAGGCATCCCATATTGCCGTGTGGCGTTTTTTGAAAGATGACTGTCCCATTGCAAGCCAGGGCTGTTCGTATATGTTGTCTTCGCAGCTCCTTGCTGCAAATGTTCCAACGTATATTGTCAATTCGCTGCGAATGCTGATACGACTTGTCACTCTTCAAAAGGAACCCTATGTCACCGTGTTCAATGTCATGTCGGCGATTTACCGGTGCTGATGTAAAATGGATTTAGGTTGAGCTGTTTCTTTGATCCTGTCGTTACCATGAATATCTTCGCTCTTTCCATTGACCCCCGCACCGCTGCTGAGTACCACTGCGACAAGCACGTAGTCAAGATGATCCTTGAAAGTGCGCAGCTGCTATACTGCGCCCACTGGGTCAAAAACCCGGAGAACGTCCCCTTAACTGCATACCGCAAGACCCATCCGAATCATCCGTGCTCCATTTGGGTCCGTGAGACCACTGAGAACTACCGCTGGCTCGTCACCCTCGGGCTTTGCTTGTGCCAGGAATACACCTTCCGCTATGGAAAGACGCACAAGACCCAAGCTCACCTGGAGTGGCTTGCCGCCAACATCCCGCCTCTGCCCCCGGGGGATCGCACGCCCTTCCGGATGGCCATGCCGGATGAATACAAGCAGGACGACCCTGTTCTTGCCTACCAGGCATACTACCTCGGCGCCAAGGAACGGATGCTGACGTTTTCCAAGAGACCCCTCCCCCCGTTTGTGGAAAAGAAAAGGGTTTAGATGACCGCCGATGGTAAGAGTATACCAGTGCGTTAAAGATGTCTGCCTCTTCTTCTGTTTCTAAGTCAAACAAGATGCCCGCCGCCAAGAAGTCTGATGCCGCCGCCCCCGTTGTCGTCGCCGCTGCCCCTCCGGCTGCCCCCAAGGCCGCTGCCCCCAAGGCCACTGAGCCGAAGGCCCCCAAGACCAAGGTCTCCAAGGTCGCCACGCCCGCGAAGGCGGAGGCCACGGTGCCCACGGTTGCCACTCCGGCCGTCGTGCCGGTTGTGGCCGCGCCGGCTGTCTCGTCGGAGTCCCAGCTCGTGGCGCTCGCCGAGACGCTCAAGTCGCTCAGTGCCGATCTCTCCACCCGTGTCCGCGACGCCGTGAAGGCGGTGCAGGAGGCGGCCAAGTCGGCGAAGCGCGAGGCCCGCGACTCCAAGAAGAAGAAGAAGGTTGACCCGGCTACGCTGACGCCGGAGCAGCGCGCGGCCTGGGAGAAGCGCCGTGCCAACAATGCTTTTCTCGTTCAGCGCCCGCTGACGGAGGAGCTGTGCCACTTCATGGGCCTCAAGTCGGGCGAGACGCGCTCGCAGACGCAGGTGACGAAGTTCATCAGCGAGTATGTCAAGAAGCACTCGTGCTTTGACCCCTCGTTCAAGCGTCGCATTCTGCCGAACGCCGCCCTCGCCAAGCTCCTGCGCGTGTCGGACAAGGATGAGGTGACGTACCTGAACCTCCAGTCCTTCCTGAAGGTCCACTTCATCAAGACGGCCCCCAAGGCGTAGGTTCTTTTAGAACCTCCGACGACCTAAAGCGTTTTTTTATCTGTTAAAGATAAATGCCGATGACAAGGGAGCGTCGCCTAGAGATTTTACGGAAGTTGCCCGGGGCGGTGGGGGATGCGAGACAGCGAGAGATCGAGAGGAAGGAAACAGAGGCGATGGAGAGAGAGGGGGGACCCGCCGGACTGTCGCTTGCTCAGTATCGTAATACGTCGAAGGGAAGGCGGGAGGCGTATAAATGGTCGCTCGCGCGCGGCAAGGATGGTCGCGCCGACTTCGGTGGCCGTCATCGCACGCGTCGTGGCCGCAAGCACCGCTCCACTCGTCGCCGCTAAAATAATACATACCAGGCTCTTTTAGCTCAGAGGTAGAGCACCTGCTTTGTACGTCACAATCAGCAGTAGGTCGGTGGTTCAATTCCACCATGGAGCACACTCGCGAGACTCGCTCTCACACCACCGCGTTCATCGTCTAGTGGTTAGGATCAAAGATTTCCAATCTTTAAACTGGGGTTCAATTCCCCATGAACGCAACTATTGCTACGGATCTCCGTGTCAATACTTTCTGTTCGTGATATAATGGAGTCGGGCAAGAAGACCCGCAGGAACACGATGGAACAGCTTTTGGATGAGAATGCAGCCAGGGGTATTGTGGTTCCCGGCATGCAAGAGGGTCTCTGTCAGGACGTATGGAATACCGGAGTACGGCATTATGTGAACGGATGGTGGAGAACGCAGGATGGATGGAAGTTCGTCACTCGGTTCTTTCCTGTCTTTGTGAAGAAGAACCCGGACACCAAACAGTCCTTTAACTGCGATGTGAAGGACGAAGGAGGTCAGTACGTTCTTGCCACGCTTCCAGGGCGGGACAAGCTGACTGCCTATCTGAAGTCCATTCCGATTTGGAATGATCTGGAGTCTCTTCCTGATGGATTGTATACATGGATCTTTTATCATCGTGCGGCAAGTCCCGTTCAGTTTGCAGCCACGACAACATGGTCTGCCTTGGAAATGGGAACGACACATCTTGCAATTGCAGCACGTGTGGGGGCCTCTGCAGTGCACGGAGCCGGTGAACTGCGGAAGTTAGGTGACACCTATACGTACAATCTGCTATCCGGTACGTTTACGGGTGAATGGAAAAAGAAGATGAAAGGGACGTGCACGCCTGATGCCTTGGAGGCGTATATTGATAGTGAGTTCAAGCTACGATTTGCGAATGCTGACATAACTAGGACGGACACAACCCTCATTGATCCTATGCTTCCTGTGACAGAAGACGAGATTGCTACGTACACCAAGGCGGGATGGACCTTCAAGTTCTTCCAAACACAAAAGGAGTGCCTAGATGTAATGAACACGAAGGGTGGTCGTCGGACAACTCGGCGTGGTGGAGCGAAGAGTGAGGCACAAGAGATCTTGCGGCGCAAACAGATTGCAGCGATTCAAGCGGCTCGGGATGCAAGGCTTCACGAGCTTGTTCGGTCTATCACTCGGTCAGGCCGTGAGAAGAACCGCCCACGCTGGGTGGGTCCATCAGAAAAGAAGCTGGAGCATCTGTCTGAACTGCTTCACGAAAACGACCGGCTACTTATGATGGGCAAGAGCCGGAGATCTACACGTCGGAAGTGATCAGTTCGTGAGGCATTTCTAGGTAAAGTACGGTGCTAAAGAACGGTGACAGTCGGCCATCCAAGACCAATGCGCGCTGCTTGGGATTCTCTTTCAGGGTCTTGGTCATACGTATAAGCACTTGGCGTTTATCCACGATGGACTTGACCTTGATCTTGCAGGTCCCTTTGTGCCATCCACAAAGGGTTGATTTTTTGCAGGCATTTTCTACCATCTGTCCACACGGTGTGCGAACCTTGTTCACAAACTGAACAGGCTCATTCACCTCGTCCCAATAGGCTTCCCGTTCTAGCCATCTAGATAGATCCTTGTAGAGCGTAGGCCCCGGGGTTTTTATGGAGTTGCGCAGCTCTTCGTGATCGGCTTCTTGGATATCCTTAGACAACGAGAACATCAGGAACTCAAAGACTTCGGACGAATAGGTGATTTCACTCGCAAGCTTCAGATCCTCTCGGTTCGGTTTTCCAGTGACGAGCACCTCTTCCGTCTTTTTGCGAATAGTGTCCATCACCTCTCGCACGGGGGCATCCTCGGCAGCTTTCTCTGGACGAAACGGTGCACGAAATCCGGACTCCAGCAAGAACTCCGTCTGCTCACCTGAAAAGGATGACAGTTGATCCGTTTGCTTGAAGCCGGCGTGCCGCGTATCTGCCAAGAAGGTAGAGAGTGTTTCTTTTGTTGGTAGTTCTTCTGGCTTGACGTCGGCATACCCCGACTTCACGGGAACACCTTCAGGGATCTCTGTATTCACCGGAAGCACAGGAAGGACAGTCTCTTGGGGAACAAAAACCGCTTGAATACGCTCAAAGGGGTCCAGAATAACCTGATAGGAGGCCATACCTTTTGCCATTAGCTCCTTGACTGCATCATCAAACGTCGGGACAGCTGCCGCGCAGGCTTGACTGTGAAGCCTGCGAAGAGTGTTCTTTGCCGCCTCGTCAAACTTGCTAACGTCGGCCACATAGTCAAATTTCGTGCCTGTGTTTCCGGCCCGACGGGATACTTTTCCAAGCACATCCGTATCCAGCAATACGAGTGTACGCGATCGCGCACTGGTCTTGTCTGACCAAAACCCACAGGATAATGTGTTGGTGGAGGTGTTGATTCGTATGACACGACAGTCAAGCAGAAGGGAAATATACTCAATCTCATCTAGACGGGACAGTGTCTCTTCGCGAAACGCCTTATCAATGCCATCTGTGATCCGTTGAATCAACGTATCGCCCTCACCCATGGCGGTCCACGTACGAAAGAAGGAACACTGAAGAGTTTTGTCCTTTGCGTTGGCAGGAGAGGGAAGTGCTCGGCGGTCATCCAACAGAACCGGAAGGGTTTTGCGGGGAAGGCCCATTCCAACACGAAACATGTCAGTTGCCGATGCTTCAATTCGGTTTCTAGGGCACGTCGTTGCATAGTTGGTCTTTACGCCGATGCGGGCAGACAATTCAGCGGGCAGGTAAGCAATACGAAGCGGAGGAATGACACCTGACGTCAAGACATAATAGTCATCAATCTCTACCTTTGGTCCTAGAACAACAGTACTTGCAGCAGGGGCCGCCTTTTGGTAGCAACAGGGGACACTCTTCTTGCTGGATGTCTTCTCTGAGGGTTTCTTCCACTTGGGATACGTAAATCCAGTCTTGCGTTTGATGACGGTAAATTCACGCGTATCTTCCTTGTCCGTGATACGAACCTTTCCTCCGCACTCGGGACACCGCTGGATCTTGTCGTCTCCCACGACAAGCTGATTTTCAGACAGGGGAATTTCATCACGAATACACCAATATTGCGGGCAAATTCCAATGCCCTTTTCAAGTGGCATCTTTTCTGCTTCGGGTGCGCTAGAGTAATTGTACTTGTCGCCCATTCGCTCCTGATCAGCCGGCGTAAGAATAACAACTTGGGCTAGTTTTTCGCACCTCTTGGTGTAATCGTCATCAACAAGTTTGGAATCAATTTGCATCACACGGTCGTTGAAGTAATTGTGTGTGGTCAGCGGGCCTCCCTTCTTGACCTTGAGCATCGGTGCGGGTCCAGCCGCAGGGGCCGCAGCAGCGTTGCTGGGAGCTTGTTGGGCCTCGGCTTCAACGGCGGCAATGTCGTCAGCAAATGCGCCCAAATCAAGGTCTGTATCCTCAACATGTACGGTTGTGGCCACACCGGCTGAAGGCTCAACCACCTCAAGTCGTCTAGGACACACTGCATTCACCTCCTCCTTGTCCGATGTCATTACGTAGCGCAACATGCTCGCATAGTCAAGCGTGCGATCTACATTCTTCACGAATTTGATCATAACGTCCTTTGATGAGAAGGAAATCACAGGGTAGTTATTGATCACCTTGTCAAAGTTGAAGTTTGCATCCTCTTCTAGGCGCCTGATCTTTTCAATCATCTCCTTTGCCTCCTCGCCCGATAGACCCAGCTCTGTTTCCAGAGATCCTTCGGCCTGAAGAACTGCATACGCACGAAGAACATCGTCCGAGACATCTGTTTCCTTGTCTGCACGCAAAAGACGAAATGTATTGTCTTGGTAGGTGAAGACACTCTGCAAGCAGTTGAAGCGGCGCATATCAAACTCCGAAATCTCCTTGGCATATGACGCAAGAATAGAGAGATCGTTGAGAACCCAGCGAGAGGTCGCGATATCTGTCTCCACCAAAAAGGGCATGACAGCATCCAACGACTGCATCCACTTCAGCGCACCGTCCCGTAGCTCCTCTAGGTCCTCTTTGGACTCCTTGGATCTCCACGTGCTGACAGTGATGTCCTTGGGCGTGATGGCAATGCGATCAAACGAGTTTCGCTCTTTCCCACGGTAGAGAAGGAGGGTTGGAAGTCGCCGCTGAGGCTGTGTCCCTGCCATCCATGTTTTCCACATGGTCGTATCCAGATGAGGCTCCTTTGTTGCCGGATCCTCTACATAGAACTTGTGCCGAGTGGTTTCACTCTTAGATGTAAAATAGCTGATCACCGGCGTAGTTGTGGATACAGTCAGGCCATAGAAGATCTGTTCAAACCGGACTCTAGGAGATGTGAAGCGAGTTGAAATCAAGGGAATATACCACTTTGCGCGTAGAATGGACGTATGAGCAGGTTTGGGTGCCTTGAGCTTCAGTAAAGACGTGAGCTGATCCCGAGCAGCTTTCAGGGGCGCTCGCAGGGTCTCAATGTTAGCAGGTGTAGAGGACTGAAAAAAGGGGAAATACAGCTGCTTTGCGGTGTCGCTGGTGTCCTCCGTAAGTTCCACTGCCATGATTGACTGGGCATCTTCGGGATGAGCTGTCTCAAACAAGAGCTGACGAGCGGGGACTGGCTTATATGCTTCAGGAAGAACCGTGCCGGTGGGAGGAAGCAGAAGGACAGCCGACTTTTCTTCAGGCACACCGAGAATGCGCCACTCTCGAAACGCATTCGGCGGAGCAAAGAGCGGGCGAATGAACTCTTCAACCGACTGCCAGTCTTCACGAGATACATCGCGAGCATATACGCCAGTTCCTATGCGAACGTACGACAGATAGGCATCCAGTGTCGCCGACGGAATGCTGCTCTTTCCGTGGGACATACGGTAAAAAAGGTCCATCCAGCGCTTCGGATTGGACGAGTAATAGTCCTTCGGCAGCTCAACTTGAACCAAAATAAAGAGGCGATCGGGATGAGTTTGCTTGGCAAGCGCAACCGTTTGCCGAACTGTTTCAATTGTGTCATCCGGAAAGAAGGACAGAATTGTTGATGAGCCTTCTAAGGTCAACTTCAACTCCATTATAGTGAGGTTAGATAGGATTATCCGTAATTTGCATTCCGCAATACGGCGTGGGTGTCTGGGCGTAATTCACAGAGGTGTAAATTCCGATCTTGACGGCATCGTGAAGAAGACGCTTGAAGTTTGTCCAAAATTCCTGCGTGTGTCCGATGGTCTCGGTCATCAAATGCGCCATTTCGTGAAGCATGACGAACATGACGGTATTCTCTTCAATCAACGGATACTCAGGAGGCCGTGTCTTGTCCCGTAGGCAGACCACGATCTTCTGTCCCTTATTCTCGGAATACGATGTGTCCTTGGACGACATGTCATTCTCTACAAAAGAATCCGGCCGAAACCGAGCAAGAAAGCGAGCAATCGGAGGATCCGCGACCAGAGCCGGCTCACTTGCGTAGCTAGCCCGTAGTTTATCAAGCTTCTCGCAGATCCCCGCCATACGCTTGACGGCTTCCTCCTTGTTGGGGAGATTCTGAATTTCGTAGGTCTTTCCATCCGGACCTGTCATGGGCGATGTGTTTCTAGGCCCTGTAAAGTACGAAAGGGCCAAGACAGTCGTTACGCCAATGGCTACAGGCAACATTACTTAACTACGAGATTTAAGCCGAAAGTCCCTCCAGCGAACGGGTGGACTTGAAAGGGTCGGGGTCAATGGTCGTGTTCAGGAACGGGCCGACCTGTCCCTGGGGGTTGGGCTGCTCCGCACGGATGTCGTACGTCGGGTTCCGGTTGGTCTGCGCAATGCCAATGATGTTGATGTTGGAGTGGTATCCGGACTGCAGGAAGTTCTGTCCCTTCAGGTCGTCGCCGCTCGCGGGGTTCACGGCGGCCCACGAGGCGCCGATCGTTCCCTTGGGGAGAAGCTCATCCGAATTCAGAGTCGTCTCCTGGTACGTCTGCTGGGAAGAGGGAGTGCGTCCCTGCAGGCCCGCAGCAGAGGCGGCGTTGCCTCCCATGCTAAAGGGCATACCCATACCGGGGCCGGCATCAGAAATCGGACCGGAGGGGCCGAGACCACCCAGCTCCTCGGCGCGGTCAAGCAGGGAACCCTTCGCACCACCATAGGACGTGAACAGCGTATAGAGGATGACGACGCCAGCAAGCACCATGCCCAGGCGAACAAGTTTCGGTTGCGTAAGCTTCATTCTATGTTTATACTGACGGAAAGACAAATTTCACAATGACGAAGTTTTTGGACCCACTCATTCAGGACGTCGTTGAAAAATTAAAATCAGCCGAGATGCAGTCGGCACTGGAGACAGAGGTTCTGCGTCCACTTATTTCAAGGGTACTCAACATCCTCTACCCCTACCTATTTGGGGTCATGCTCCTCTGGCTGATGATGTTCATGTGCCTTGCCCTCATTCTCGTTATCCTCGTTCGGGGTGGTCTGCTGGAGGTTCTCGGGAAATAGAATGTTCACAAGATCTCCTCGGCGACGCCCCCAGATGCCGGGCACACCCCTCGTCTTCGCCTCTTGGCGGAGCTCGCGAATTGTCATCTTCTCCACCTTCATAGCTTGGGGGAGCTCGGGCATATTGAGAAGGTTGACCAGTTCCTCCTTGGACTTGATATAGTACATCTTGATGCGGCGGGTCTTGGCGATAAGCTTAAGGTCTGCAAGATACATTGAGCTGTAATCAGGGGTCTCCATGGTGCCAGTCCCTTCGTTTGTCTCGCATAAATCCGTTTTGCCCAGCGAACACTCTTTTCTCTCCACAAACACAAGTATGAAGAGAACCACAGCCCTCATTGCCTTTTTTGTTGCCGCCCTCCTTGCGGGGCTTTTTGTCAACTCTACAATGCTGTCCACTGAGCCTGCAGTGAAGGAGAGGTTTATGCAGAAGGAGATCGGCATGCCTCTTGAGACAGGATCTGTTGAGGGCTACTCCGCAAGCTCCCCCATCCTCGGCGCAGAGCCTCTGCCCACTCCCAAGCACCCGTACGATCAGACAGACGACTCGCCCCTGTATGCTTTCGCCAACAACAAGCAGAGTGCCGAGTGCTGCCCCTCTCCCTTTTCGGGCGACTTGGGCTGTGTCTGTCTGACAAGCAAGCAGAAGGCCGAGTTTGCCGGTCGTGGTGGCAATCGTTCTGCTTAAAGACTGTGCGCCCTACATGATCAATGGTTCTTGATTTCTACGATATGGACGACGAGGACGAAATGAAGATTGGGACGGGGGTTTTGCTTTTTATCATTGTAGGCCTTTTCTCACTGTTCTATCACTTCCTTGCGACCAAGGCCCGCCCTGAGTTATAATCTGCTTACAAGACTACTCTCCTACAACTATAAATGGAGCACCTAAGGTCCCTGCTTCAGTACTTTAAGGACCGCATGCCGGAGACGAAGTTTCCAAAGGCAACTGATGAACTCTTTGCTCACATTGAGAAGGAACTCCTTCCCCATTTGATGATGATTGTGAAGAAGGACAATACGCTCTTCACGGATAAGGACACTGCGCCCGAGCTGTTTCCGGGTATTCAGGTGACGTGGGACGGATCGGACGAGGCGTGGCAGAAGGTCCGTATGGCACTCATGTATTCGGTGCTCAATGGAAATCCGAAGGAGAAGTTTGCTGCGATCTTTGAGCAGCTCAAGGGCGCC